TCAGGGGGCACGGGAACGTCGAGGGGGCCGGTCACGTTGTCCGTGACCACGCACGTGACCCCGGAGTCACCCATCACGGCCGGGGCACCGCTGAGGGACCGCACAGCATCCGCGTACGCCGCTGCTGCGGTCTCGGCTGCGGCCTGGGTGCCTCCGAAGATCTCCGCGATCACCTGGGCGCAGTCGATCTCCCCGGTGTCCTCGGCAACCATCTGCTGAGGTGGTCCCTGCTGCCGGCTGAGCACGGCGAACGCGCCGCCGGACGGGAACACCTGCCCGATGAGGTAGGCGCCGTGGCCGAGCGGCCCTGGTGCGGCCTGGGTGCCTACGAGGTCGCCGCGGCTGTTGATCCAGGCGCGGACGGCCTTCTCAGCCTGGACGGTCATAGCAGCAGCCCCGAAAGGACCGACAGCGACTCGGTGATGAACGGGTTCGGCTTCGTGCCAGGGTGATGGACCGTGCGGCCAAAGACTGCGCCGGTCGCCCTGTTCCTCAAGGGCCACGGGCCAGTCGAGTTGATGACGTGCGCAGGAGTGCCGTTCTGAACGTAGATGCCGTACTTGGCGGTCGGTCCGATGATCTGGCTGCCGTCCGCCTCGAGCTGCTTGCGGCAGGACCTGCGCAGGTACCCGGACGGCTGCAGGGGGAAGTCACCGGCGTACCGGGTGCCGCCCTTCACGGTCGCGCCGGTCTTCGTGACGGACACGAACCGGCCGCCAGCACCTCGGATCTGGGGGAGCTTGGAGACGGGGCAGCGGCGTTTCATCTCCTGGAGCACCTTGGACGCTGCGCGGTCGAGGGCCCGGGCGGGGGCTGCGGTGGGGTTGCTGACCCAGGCGGTCACTGCCGCCTCATCCCAGACGATCCGCACCTCGGCCACGGCCACAGAGTGGCCCGGCTGGTGGCAGCGCTAGACTTGCAGGTGACAGCCGCTGGCCAGCCGGCCGGTCTACCCGCGAAAGCGGACTGAAACCGGGCGCGAGTCCGGAGCTGGCATGTGAAAGGCCCCGCGCGGCCAGAGCTTCGGGCTCACAGCTGCGCGGGGCCTCCGCAGTTCCGGGTCAGGCGGTGATGTGCTCGGCGGCGTCGGTGGCCTTGGTCAGCGCGGCGATGAGCTGGCGTGCCTCGGCCACGGTCATCTTCACGAAACTGCGCGCGTGGTCGAGGTCGGCGCCGACAGTGCCGTCGGGTTCGGGGCCGATGACAGCCCGAAGCTCGCCCAGGTCGAGGATGTCGGGGTGCTCGAAGTCCGGCTGGCCGCTGATCATCCCGGTCCCCTCCTGCGCTCAATGTCTGCGTTTCGCAGAAACCATATCGGCATATCGCAGAAGCCCGCAACCAGAACACGCAGGTCCCCCGCATGTGAAAGCGCCCGGCTGGCCGTAGCCTGCCGGGCGCTCCCAGTTGCTGCTATGCGGTCACGCTGCGCGCGTCCACTCGACGCCCGGGCCCGGCGTGCTAGGCGGCGCGACACCGGTCAGCGGCGACCGGATCCCGTTCGCCGACACCACGTCGCCGGTGGCCTGATTCACCCACTCGAACACCGAATCACCGACGGACTTGGCCACGAAGGTCTGCCACGTCGAACCGTTGCACAAGCTTTCTGAGCATTTCTGCCCTCCTGCATGGGTTGTTGTCTAGACGAGCCCCGAGCCTCCACAAGGGTGTGGCAGCGGTCAGATGAGGCCCATGCCCCACCAGTTGTCGCGGAGCCACCCCTCGCCGTCGCGCCACGTGTAGCCATGCACCCCAGGCGGCAGGCACGGCGGAAAATGCCAGTACGGCACGAGGTCAACCTGGCCGACCCCTTCGCCTTGCATCGCTGACCGGACGGTCGACAGGGCATCCTTAGCCCGCTGGTCGAGGACCTGGAACAGGCGCACGTCGGGGTCGCGGTTCATCGGGAACGCGATCTCGATGTCCGCCGCTGCTCGCCACTCGGCCGCGGTGCGGGCGTTGATCCACAGATCATCGGTCGAGGTCAGGTTCGCGGGAAGCGCCCCGCAGTTCCCGACGACCCACTGGACGGACTGGTCGATGAACTCCTGCGCCTGCTCATCGGTCGGCGTGGTGTCCGCGGTGAACGTGCCGAGCATCGCATCAGAACCCGGGGTGGTCGTGTCGCGGGTCCTGGTGGGGATGTGCCTGGCCACGTCCGCGAGCGTCGGGGCCCACGCCGCAGCCGGCATCGCCTATCCCCCCTTGCGGGCCGTCTTCGCCGGGGCGTCGATCGGCTCGATCAGGCCCACGTTCAGGTGGTGGTCGATCTGCTCCTGCGACACGTCCGCGGGCACCAGGGCGTCCGCGTGGAAACCCCGGACCTGTACCCCGTCCGGGGTGTGCGTCTTCAGGTAGACCAGCGCGCCAGTCACCCGGTACTTCGGGGTGTCGTCAGCCATCGGTCAGCGTCTCCCTATCAGGTGCCGGTGATGGAGACACCGGAGGCGGGCTCCTGGACGACCGGGACGGTCAGGCGGCGGCCCTGGATCTCGAACTTGTCTGCCCTGTCGATGCGGATCGACTTGATCTGCACGGCCAGGTCCGACACAGCATAGCCGGGGCCGCTGGACACCTCGTCGGCCATCCCGCCGAGCTGCACGGAGTCGAACACCAGCGGGTTGGCGGGGGCCTGCGGCGAGTGGAGGATCGCCAGCCCGGCGATCCGGTCGATCGTGCCCGTGTAGACCGGGTTGTCCGTGGTTTCCCTGCGGAGCGCGGTCGTGATCCCGGTGTCCGACATGAACACGGCCCACACGTCGTCGGTCATCAGCACCGAATCGGGGTTGTACCCGAGCTTCAGGTCGGTGACCTTCGCCTTGGCCTTCAGGATGTCCCGCAGGATCGTCGGGGTCGCCGAGGACCACGCAGCCGCGGCGGCCTGCGTCTGGGTGACCTGCGATGCGATAGCCGACATGGTAACCCCGTCGACCTGCGCGATCACCGAGTTGACGACCTTCTGGAGCTTCCGGTCGACGATCTGCCCGCCGTACGTGTTCCGGTCGATTTCCTCGTCGGTCAGGTCGGTCGCCTGGCCCCACTTGCTGATCGCCGCGATCCCGGCGGTGCCGGTCGAGATGTCCGACTTGGGGTACGGCTGCCCCGGTGCCACGGCCTCGACGGTGCGGGCGGTGAGGAACGGCTCCGACAGCTCGAACAGGACCGCGCCACCCGAGGACTTGAATCGCTGGGTGAGAACCTGGTCGCTGATGAACCGCAGGTCCACGTAGGTGCGCAGCCGGCGGCGGATCATGGTCGGGCTGTTGAGGAACCGGGAGATGCTGAGGGTGTCGCCCGACAGTGTGGGCGGCAGTGCCGGGTAAGTGTCGGGCATATCTACTTTCCTCCGAGTGTCCTACCAGGCCGGGCCGGCCTAGTACCCCTGCCAGCGGGCGACGTTGCCGACGGTCGCGCCGACCGTGCAAACGCCGAGGTACGTGTTAACCGGGTCGGTGCCGACGACGTAAAGCACGACCGTCCCGAGTGCCCCGGCCTTCACCGGCTGGCCAGCGGTCAAGCCGCCGGTGCCGGTGATGGTCTCGTGCAGGTCGTCGATCGGGTGGACGAGCACCTTGCCGTTGGTCACCTGGTCCTGAGCGGCTACGCCGACGACCTTCGCCGAGGTGACAGCGGCGGGGCCGATGGTGCCGTTGCCGGTGTTCTCGACGAGCTGCCCGCCGGTGACGTTCGCGGAGCAGGTGTAGGAGTACCGGCCGTCAGGCGCGACCGGGGTGTAATCAGCCATGATCGGCTATCCCTTCCTGGCCTCAGCGGCCGGTTACTTGCTGGACGGCTCGCCGAACATGCTCTGGTAAAACTGGTCCTCGTCGGTTTCCAGGGCACCGCCGGCGTCGCCGATGTCCTTCAGCGGCACCAGACCAGCGGCGAGGGTGGCGATGGACTCCTCGGTGCCCTCCGGGTCCTTCGCCCACAGCTTCTGCCAGTGCTCCTTGCGGCTGACCGGGAACTTCCCGACCCCGATCGCGGCCTTGATCACCGAGTCGCGGTGGTCGGTCAGCTGCTTGGTGCGGGCTTCCTCGCCGGCCTTCGCGGCCTGCTGCAGGGCATCCCACTGAGCGGCATCGACGCGGAGAGTCCCCTTGTCGGCGTCCGCCGCGGCCGACACCTTCGCGGAGGCCTGGGCCACCTTGTCGTCACGGTCCTTCAGCCCGGCGAGGATCTCCGCGCCGGTCAGCTCCGCATCCGCAGGCTTACCAAGCTGGGTCCGCAGCGCGGCCAGGCCCTCTTCAGTGACCTCGATCTGCATTCCGGCAGCCTCCTTGGCGGTCTTCGCGTCGTTCCCGGTCACGTTCGCACTGGCTGTGGCAGCTTGAACGCGGTCGTGCACAGCGTCACCCGAGTGGCTGTCCGAGTGGTCATGGGAGTCGTCGCCGCCCTGGCTGCCCATCGCCGAATGCGGGTGGGCATGCTCGCCGTTGTACTGGCCGTGCGCGGCCGCGAGGATCCCCGCGCGGGCGGCGACCGGTGACCCCCACCGCGCCGCGGCTGCGGTCTT